TTAATAAAACTCTATACCCGTAATCTTCAATGAGTTCTGGCGCTTCCCTTTAATTCCTTTTACATATTCAAAATGAATGTTTTTGATTGCCATCTTTATGAATTCAGTTTTTAACTCATCTTCCATTAATTCCCAGCCGTTTAGCAATGAATACTTGAAATTTTTAATCTTCTCATAGTTAAAAGTCTTACCCTTATCATTATCCTTGCGCTTTTCATACTCATGTATTTCTTTGTCAATACGACTTATTATTGGAAAAGCTTCATCCTTATCCATCATACCTTCTATAAAAAGTGTTTGACATCTAGCGCGTTCTTTTCGCAACTTTTCAATATCGATGCCGACATCTTCTATTTCTTTAGGTTGGTTTTCGATTTTATATGATGTTAAATCAAATTGTTTTAGATAATTGTAAAATTGTTTTAAAACCTCGCCTTCGTCGATGTTACATGCATTTTTATTTTTAGTATTTTTGCAGTTAGAACAAAAGTATAGTTTAGAATACCAAACTTCTTTATTTTTAGGCGTATGCTTGACTGTGTTTAAAGTCAATTTCTGGTTACAGTTTGGACATAATAGTTTACTTCTGAAAATAGCGTTATGTTTTACGATTGTAGAGTTAGTTTTTTCACTTATCCTTAATTTTATTTCTTCGTATTCTTCTTCACTTATAATAGCTTCGTGGGTGTTTTCGACGAATATGTCACCGAAAACAAGATGACCTCTAGCTACCGGACTCGTTAGAGCATTGCCTATAACTGATCTGTGCCAGTTTTTACCTAAGGGTGCTTTGTATTTAGAGTTGTTCAATTTTATAGTTATTTCTCTTAAACTAGTACCTTTTTTCGCTTCTTCTACTGCAAATCGTAATACTTTTTTATATTCATTAGGCACAAATTTATCGTTTACTCTGTCGTAATAGAAAGGAGGGCCAGTTTTAGCTAACCCTTTTCTAGCTGATGCGCGTCGACCCATTGCAGTACGCTCTTGAATTGTAGTACGCTCCCACTCTGCCATAGCACCTACTAATGTTACGAACAAACGTCCCATAGCAGAAGTTGTGTCATATACTTCTGTTGCGCTCCTAAACAACACGTTTTTATTCTCAAACAATTCTAGTATCTCTAGTAAGTCTTTAACACTTCGAGTTAATCGATCTAGTTTATAGACTAAAACCAAATCAAAATTATCTATTTCATTCAACATTTCTTGTAAAGCGGGTCTGTCTTTTTTAGCTCCGGAGTATCCAGCGTCAGTATATACTTTATGAATTTTCCAGTCGTTTATGTCGCTGTAAGCTCTTAATTTTCTTTCTTGTTCTTCGATAGAGTGTCCTTTTTCTTTTTGTTCAAGTGTACTCACTCTAGTATAAATTGCTACTTTCATGTGCTCCCTCCTCAAAATTGGCAAAAAATAATAAGGGTAGGCGGGCTACCCGTGATTTTAGTACTAGCTACTAAATGTGATATAATAAAATAAAAAGTAGGTGATGAAATGTGTGTAAAATTTACTGACGCAGAAATAGCTTATATAAAAGAATCAGTTGAAAATTATAGTAGTGAATTTGATATTTATGACGATGAACAAGAACTTAAATTAAAAATTTATGAACAAATTATGTTAAAAATCAAATCTGAATACAAGGATACCTATTTATTCCGTCTTATTAATTGATTTGGTATATTCTCTTAATATTTTTTCGTTTTCATCAACAATGTCTTTTAGTGTGTTTAAAAGAAAGTCACAATCACCTTTGGCTACTGCACCAGCTTGTGAATGGTTGATTATGTTTCTCATACTATACGCAATTTCTACCCGTTTTTTGGTTCTATAATTTACTTTACCTTCTTTAGTTAATTCTCCTAATAATTTTGTGTACATAGTTGAATCGGTGTCTTTATGTTTGATTTTATTAACTTTTTTTAATTTGATTAAAAACGTTTCTATAGCAACAGCAAAGGTTGCTGCAGCTGGCAAATACAATTCCCTTTTATAAGCTTGTAATCCTTGTTCTATTTGATAAGAAAAAGTTATATCATCAACAATCTCTTTCATACTATTTAAATCTAAGTGGTTGAACGGTTGTATTTCATCATGTGCTTTGTTTATCAATCTTTCTTTCGACTTCGATATCAATGTATTGTAATGATCGTTAGCTAATCTTTTGCCATAATTAAAAAATAAATCTAAATTGTTTTGTAATATTACGGTCCCGATATATTTTCCGTAGTAAATAGATGTGTAATAAATGTAATTATTAAAATCTAATAATCCGGATTGTTCTTCTACATACTTTTTAGAATCATATATGTATGAAGTAAAGTGTTTAGACAAATATTTGATATCAATATTACGAAAATTATATATTTCTTTTAATTTACTGTCATTTGAGATAACGACGATGCAAGGTTCTTCAAAAAAAGATTGATTTAGATAAAATATCGAAATCTTGTAATCGTCTTTTCTCATGAATGGGAAAGCTTCTGGATTGCTACTAAACTGATAATTGTATCTGTTTTCAACTACATATTTGTAGCCTTCTAAAAATTTACGCAAGTATTCTTTTAAAGTTTTATTCTCTTCCATCCCTCATCCTCCTCACGCCATATAGGCGTTTATTTCTTATATTCTTCTTCAACATACTTTTTTACTAAATATTCAAGAATAAGTTCGGTCATTAGATCGTTTTCTTCGTACTCTTTATGAAGTTACTTTATTCTTTGAATTAATTTAACTTATCGCCATCTATTTTTTGTGAAATAAATTCCAAGTATTTACGCGCATTATGTGACGATAAATCTTTAGGTAACTCATAAGTGAATGGTTGATTACCACTAGTTAAAACTTCATATACTATAGTTTCTTTTTTTATTTTGCAATTAGTTATTTTCATTATAAACTCCTTTTAAACACTGATGAAATAGACGTCTTTTATATTAAAGTGCCATATAGGCGCTATTAATCACAATACAACTTTGCCCATTACTTTAATATTACTAAACGAAGCGACTTTGATATCATCATACTTCGGATTTAGAGATACCAAATTAATATAGTCTTCGCATATATCTACACGCTTGATAAGACTTACTCCATCTAATACAACGAGTGCAATTGTACCATCTTTAATAGAATCTTCTTTCTTAATAAAAGCGTATGTTCCTTGTTTTAACATAGGTTCCATTGAATCACCATTAACTAAAATACAAAAATCAGCATTTGATGGCGTTTCGTCTTCTTTAAAAAATACTTCTTCATGCAATATGTCATCATATAATTCTTCTCCTATGCCAGCACCAGTTGCACCACATGCAATATACGATACTAGTTTAGACTCTTTATATTCATCTATAGAAGTGACTTTATTCTGTTCATCTAATTGCTCATTTGCGTAGTTAAGTACGTTTTTTTGTCTTGGAGGCGTGAGTTTGATTAGCGTTGTAATTGATTCGCTAATTATCGTATCGTTTAAATCCATAATATTTTCTGGCTTTATATTCAAACCTTTACAAATTTTTATAATATTTTCTACTTTGGCATTAAATACACCTCGCTCCAAAATTGAACGAACTGTTGTATAAGCTAACCCTATATCTTCTGAAAAAGCTTTTACTGAACCGGATTTCATTTCCATTAAATGTTTTAAATGCTTTTCTTTATCCATTTTGGTTACCTCATTTCTAAAATATACTTATATAATAACATGCGAAAAATCGTATATCAAGATAAAACAAATAAAAAAATACGAAAATTAGTATTGACACTATACGAAAATTCGTATATATTGGACTTAAGCACTTCAGCAGTGCTAATTTTTAAAATTTTAAATACGAAAATTCGTATAATTGGAGGAGGTACTATGTTGACCAATTTAGAAAAGGTCAGAAAACAGAATAAAGTATCTCTGGTGGATATCGCAGATTTATTAGAAGTTCGATATCAAACAGTATCAGATAAGATTAACGGTATTTCTGATTTCAAATTTGGAGAAGCGTTACTTATTAAAAATACTTTTTTTCCAGAGTATGAAATTGAGTATCTGTTTTCGAGAGAAAAAGAAAAAGTCACATCTTAAAAGGAGGAACAACAAATGGAAGGATTGCAAATAAAAAACATCGAAGCAACAAACCTCGACGAACTCAAAAAGTTGATTGAATCAACCTTAAAAGCTGTCGAGGCGGTTGAAGAAAACTTGGAGAAGATAAATAACTTTGAAATAAAAGTTATTCAAAAATCATCTTGCCAATAAGGATTGAACCTGCATTTTCGATCATATCAGACCAGTTTTCGTATTTGGTATTTTCTCTAACGAAATTGTTGAATGACTCATTATTTTTTAACGAATCAAAATCTTCTTGGGATTGGACATCTACAGGAGAAGATTCAATAAAATCACTAAAACACTTGAATTTTGTATTTTCAATCATGAACGAATCGTTAAAAAGGTCCTCTTGGTTGAACTCAAAATTTGTTTCATCGAGTTTTTCAGCTTTATCAGCTAAATCACCCAACTTTTTCGAAAGAGAGTTTGAACCTTTAGAAAACTTACCCATATTTATCACCTCCTTAGGTTGATAACAACATTATACACGAAAGGAGCATAAACATTATGCAAGCATTACAAATAGTAGAACAGAACGAAACACATTATGTAGACAGTAGAGAAGTTGCGGAAATGATAGGAAAGCGACACGACAATTTAGTAAGAGATATTGATAACTATTTAGGTGTAATTTTACAAAACTCAAGTTTGAGGGCTGATGATTTCTTCGTAGAAAGTTCATACCAAGCAGGAACAGGTAAGCAATACAAACACTACCTACTAACCAAAAAAGGATGCGACATAGTAGCAAACAAGATGATAGGTAGTAAAGGAATTTTGTTCACAGCAACATATGTTGACGCATTCCATAAAATGGATGAACACATTAAACAACAAGCGCAACTTAATGTACCACAAACACCAATGCAAGCATTAGAGATGATGTTCAAAGCGCAAAAAGACCAAGAACAGTTTAACCAACAAATGCAACAAGAAATCACAGGTATTCGTCACATTGTCGGTATCGAAACGAAAAACTGGCGTAACGACACAAACAAAATGTTGTCTGCGATTGCGCAACATTTAGGTGGCGGAGCAATGCACCAAAAAGTTAAGTCTGAAGCTTACAAAGCATTAGAAGAAAAAGGACGTTGTAATTTAAAAATCCGTATGCAGAATCGCAAAGGTAAAATGCTAGCGAACGGTGCGACGAAGACACAGATTAACAAGTTGTCAAAATTAGATGTGATTACTGATGAACCTAGATTGATTGAGATTTACATTTCAGTGATTAAGAATATGGCAATTAAATATGGTGTTGACGTTAGTCAATTTGAAATTTGAGGAGAATCAGAGATGAAACAAGAACAAAGAGAATTACTCACATACATTCATTACATTTTGAATATGGAGATTAGTAATACGTCAGAAACATATACACACACGATCGAAGAAGCAGGCAAAATCGAAACTATAGAAGTCAGTAGAGAACAACGCTTAGAAGAGGTTATGAAATGGGCAGCGCAAGAGATTGAAAAGCACTTTGATTTAGACGAAGAAGAATAACACACAATTGAACAAACAACTTAATAAGAGGAATTACAAATGAACACACTATACAAAACAACCTTCCTCATCACAATGGCAGTTGCGACTTGGAAGGTTTGGAAGATTGAGAAAAACACAAGATTTAAACTTAGAAATTTTGATTATCCAAAAATTAATAATGCTCAGAGCAAATCATTGTTGGATATTGCTAGTCACGATTTAAAAGATATTTAACTGTATTCAAAATTTTCATATCTTGTTGAGCTTTTAAGCTTTCGTATAAAGCTATTGAATAAATAATTTCGTAAGATACGTTTTCAGGAGCATCTTCTTTCAACTTATTTATTCTATCTCTAAAAAAGTCACTGTCACCACCGAATTCTTTTTCGGCTTGATTACTAAGTTCACCAAAGAAATTTTGAAAATCATTAAATTCCATACTTATCACCTCCTTTCACTAGGAGATAACTAAATTATACACGAAAGGAATGGTAGAAGTGCCACCACACATTCAACAAATGTTATACGAAATCCAGTTAAAAGCTGGTATACCTCAAAAATTAATGGAAATGCAAGGTTTGATAAACGATGAAACAACCAAAGAGGAGAAAAAAGAAAATGAGCAACATTTATAAAAGCTACCTAGTAGCAGTACTGTGCTTTACAGTCTTAGCAATTGTACTTATGCCGTTTCTATACTTCACTACTGCATGGTCAATTGCAGGGTTCGCAAGCATAGCGACTTTCATATTTTATAAGGAATACTTTTATGAAGAATAAAAAAACTGCTACTTGCGCTAACAAGTAACAGTATCAAGCACTTAAGAAAAATTTCAAGTTAAATATAAAACGAAATAAAGGAAGTGTCAACAATGTACTACAAAATTGGCGATGTATGTCAAAAAGTAATTAATGTAGACGGATTCGATTTTAAATTAGCAGTTAAGAAACAAGATTACAGCATTCTAGTGAATGTCTTAGATTTAGAAGATAGATTTATCGACGGTATAAATATAACAGATGAGAATGATCTATACACAGCATTAGACATATTAAATCAATCTATTTATGAATGGATTGAAGAGAACACAGACGAAAGAGACAGGCTAATTAACTTAGTCATGAAATGGTAGGTATAAGCATGAGAGATACAGAAAGAAATATATTGAATATTTTTAAGACGTTATTCGACGAATATACTTTGTCAAACCAACGAGCATTATTGGAAATTGAACGTAATCATCACGGATACTTATCGATTAATTTCTTGCACTATCACGACAGTTACAAA